TTTAAAGTGAGTTATAAAGTATCTACCTTGCTTATGCAGGATATGACAAGACTGGTATAGTTTAGAATCTTTCTTTGAAGCAACTCCCATTCGAGTTAGAGTCTCTCTTATCTTTAAGAAGTCATCCGGTTGTCCTAAAACAACTTCCAACATCTGGTCTGGGCTCCAATCAACAATCTCATCATTTAGTTCCACCATGGTATATACGTTCCTTTATCGTCTTCAACTCATCATTAGTTAAAAGCGGAAGAACGTCTCTGGCCTTTTCATTTGAATACCCGTAGTATTCTTTAATAGATTTTATATCATCAGACTCAGAAGCTTTATTCCACTTCGAGAAACGTTTGCGTTTCCTGATAATATTTATATAAAACGCGAATTGCAATTGTCCATCGACATGTGCTTTCATATTCATCTCATTAGCGTATAACACAGTGTCAGGAAAATAAGAAAGACCGCGGTTAACCATAAAGGCCGGATAGTCTTTGTTATCTATTACAGTATCTTTAAAATGATACCATACATTTTTATTAATAGCATTTAAATAAGAGAACGGATTCTTATCTAAGGCATTGGTGTTACGATTTAGTGTCATTTAAATTGACCTTGTGACATGATCTCGGTGAGACAAGCAACAGTATTCAATTCATGATCTGCAACGAATGCATCTTTATATGAGTAGTCGGCAAGTGTCATAACCAATTGAGGTATATAAGAAGGATCAACATACTCTAGCATGTTATCATAAATCATTCTGAATAACTTAGCACTCTCCATATCAATGTTATCCACAACCCATTTACGCATACCTTTAAAGTTCTTTTTCTTAAGGTCAACCATAAGTTCTTTAATAGACGTTTCTGATAATGTCACTAGAATGCCTGCATCAATAGTACCACCAACACTGTACCGTTGACATTCATTCAGGACACGTCTCCAATCAGGCATATGTTTCATGATTAGTTCAGCAACAACTCTATCTTCAAACTTGATATGTTCAGTTGTTAAAATTGTCTTAAGTCGTTCCATGAATTGACCGGCCATGATAGCCTTTGATCCTGTGTTAAATTCATACACAGAACATCTTGAATGTAGAGGTTCAATAATTCTATTCTTGAAGTTACAAGTTAGAATGAATCGACAGTTGTTAGAGAACTCTTCAATGAATCCACGAAGAGCCGGTTGAGTAGATTGGGGGTTTAAGTAATCAGCCTCATCTAAAATGACTACTTTATATCCTCCCTGTAATGAAACAGTTGAAGCGAACTGTTTGATTTTACCACGAAGAGTATCGATGTTTCCATCTTCCGAACCGTTAATGATTATATGATCAAGCCCCATTTCATTACAAAGTGCTCTGGCTACAGTAGTCTTACCTACACCCGCTGAACCAGTAAACATCATGTTTGGAAGCTCACCACTCTTAATTATTTGTTTAAATGTAGTCTTTAAAGATTCATCTAAAATACATTCATCAATAGTGGCTGGGCGATATTTCTCAACCCATAAAAAATCATTTCTCATTCACATCTCCATAGTATAATTAGGTGGTTGTTTCACGCCCATTACAACCAAAATGGAAACAAGGAAAGGAGCTATTGAGCTCAAAAACCTTTGCGTTAACTTATATCTATTATAACATAATGCGTACTAAAAGTACACCGTTATTTGGACAAATCTTCGAACAAATCTTCAATGTCATTGTTAGTTGCTTGCACTTCTGCCATGTTGGCTTTATGCATAATATTAGCAACCTTTTTAAGTACTGCTTTATTGATGTCATGTTTCTCAGATAGTACGTTCACTGTCTCTTTAATGAATTCACGTTCACCTTCGATACGAATCATTGAGTCAATAACATCTTGCATCACTTTCTTCACGTCTTGCTTATCACTATCTAACATAATATAATTCCTATAATATAATTTGGTGCCCCTGCACTGACTTGAACAGTGGACCTGCCGATTATGAGTCGGATGCTCTAACCAACTGAGCTAAAGGGGCGGGTCTTACTACATGCCTTCTTTATCAGCATCTTCATCAGCATCTGGTTCTGCTGGCTTATTAGCATCAAGGAATGCTGTTAAACGATTACGTACAGTACCAACATCGGCTAATTCAGCACCTTCAAAAGCACCTCGTTTAGTCACAATATCAATGATTTGTACGCATGCCGCGATATCTTGTAAACCAATACCTGGTGCTTCTGCCTCTACTTGTGCTTCTTCTACTTTATCTGTCATATTATACTCCGATTTTAGATGATTTTTCTAATGCTAACCAATAGTCAACATTGTCTGTAGTTACCTTTGATATCATTTTCGAAGCTACTTCGAATTTATATTCATCGGCTTGATTAAACTTAAAGTTGTTTATATTAAAAACAAACTCAAAGTTCTCTTCAGTATCAATAGAGCAATTGGCAATATTGATACTAAATTCGTTTGAAGTTGGATTATCACGATCAGTTACAGTTAACTTTGTCCATAAACCACCTTCAGTATTCTTGGTGATTACCATGTCATTAGCTTTCAGTGCACCAGATGCTTTACGTATAGAAGCAAGTTGGCTATCTGTAATGGTGAAAGTGAGTGCACTCTCAGGCATAGTAATATCTTTGTCTGATGTAACTAAATTCTCTACATCAGAGAAGAAGTATTTAATTGATTGAATACCATCTGAGAATGTCACAAACTTCTGAGTATCAGAGAATGTCAATTCAGCATCATCGAATAAGCTATAACAGCTTAAAAATTCTGGCAAATCATATACACCAAACTTATACGGGAATGCATCTGTGATATTTGCTTTAGCCATTACGTTCTTAGCGATCGCAACACTTCTAACAAATCCTTCTGTACCAATAACAATATTGCTATTGATAGCGGCGAAGTTCTTTAAGACTTCGACCGTGCTATTATTTAATTTCATAGTGTCTCCAACTGTTCTGTTGTATATGTTTTAATATCGCTAGCTGAATTTAAGATAGCATTTTTCCAGTTTTCACCAAATCTCTTTACGGCATAACCATTAACGAATGCATCTCTATTTCTAATTAAAACCCCAGTGAGGCCGGTTGTTGTTGTATATGTTTCTTTTTTCATTTCTTACTCCTTTTCATTATTTAAATCGTGCTCATTCAATGCTAATAAACTATAATGCATGATCTTGATAAGGTCAGCTCGATTAGCTCCAGCCTTTTTACCATACCTTGCAGCATATTTAATAACGTTACCTAAACAAAAGTCTAGGCCTTTTCCAGTCGCAGATATAAGATCCATTGACTGTGTACCATCGTCACTAGAATAGTGTTGATCATACGTTTTATTTATATAAAGAATAAACTCGTTTAAAAGTTTATCTTCATGATATTTGTAGTTTATTTTATTTTCCATAGATTCTATTATAACACAAAACGCTGCAAAAGTACACCGTTTTGCTGTTTATTTTTAATTAAATTTTGTACTCAGCATAAGGAACATCAAACTCACTGGTTGAAGTATCATTTGGATATTCACCAACACCAGACACAGTAGCATCAACCTTTGTGTAAAGATCAAGGAAAGCTTCTTTAGTATCATTATCAAATCGATTAACACATAAAGCAATTGCCTTGTCTCTTTTTCCGAAGATTGAAAATGTCTGAACAATGTGACATAGTCTGCGGGTAGAGATAATCTCATCAACACCGCCATCTTCGAAAGTCTTTCTGATCGTGTCTGCCCACCCAACAAGTAAATCATTGAATTCATTATCAATCTTTTCGAATTTTTCCATGTGTTTTGCAATGATTTTCTTTTCAACTGCAGGAGCTGGGTAACTCTGTTCAACAGTGATAGTGAATCGTTCTAAGAATGCTTCATCCAGAATTGTAGCTGCTGTGAATCTTCCATCATCAGAACCTTTACCTTTAGTGTTTGCCGTAGCTAATACATTGAATCCTTCTTTAGGTGTTACAACCTCACCGGTCTTTTTAACAAGAACTGGTTTGCCTTCTAACACACCTTGTAAGCACATGATCTTGTTAGTACCTCGATCAATCTCGTCTATAAGAAGGATTGCACCTGCTTCCATAGCTTTTAACACTGGACCTTTTTGGAACACCGTCTCACCGTTAAGCAATCTGAAGCCACCAATCAAATCGTCTTCATCAGTCTCAGGTGATATCTGAACCCTTACATATTCTCTGTTAGCTTTAGCACATGCTTGTTCAACCATGAAGGTTTTACCATTACCGGACAAACCAGTAATGAATGTTGGATAGAACATTTGTGATTTAATAATTTTAAATACATCTGAAAAGTTACCCCATTGAACGAAGGTTTTATCTCGTTCTGGAACAAATATTTCATTGTTGCTTACTGATGAAACACCAATGTTCTTAACCGGTGCAGTCTTTTGTGATGTCTTGAAAGGTACCATTACACCAGCCATGTCGAATATACCACGTCTAATCTTTGGAAATTCGTTAAGTTCTTTATACACTTCACCTGGAGTCATACCAACATCAGCACCAGCAGCAATCACTTGCTTAGGAGATAATTCAGTCTGATCAGCGAAGTTCTCTTGTAGTTTTTCTATTAATTTTTTATTCATTTTTTGCTTCCTTTTTTATTGTTTATAGTTCTATTATACCATAGTTTCACAGTGATGTCAGACTAAATGCGAAATAAAAAGGGATATGGTTTTATATCCCTTTGGAGATAGCGTGTCCTGTGTACACATAATATATTGATGTTGGTGGTTATACACACTATGCAGCCACAGCATCAGTGATTTTATTAACTAATTGCTTAGATTGTTTGTTAGACTTTGAAAAACTTCTGAACTGTCGTTTAACATCGTTAATCTTAATATCATTACCATTTTTATTAGGTTTAACTTCAAATTCATCATCAGCCTTTTTACCAACTTTAACAATGAAATAATCATCATAACCACCACACTTTTTAAAGTTCATAACACCAACACTATTAAATTCTTTAACTAGTCCATTAAATCCATCAGGATGGAAAGCTCTAGGATCATCACTAAGAGTATTATAACCATAATAAAAATCGTGTCTATTTGTGGCTAAGAAGAATCCAATCATAGTTGATTTAGTGAGCTCACCAAGAATCTTAATAGTGCTTGCAGTAAGCTCTGCACGAGACTTGCCAGAAATAATTTTAGATCCAAATTTAATTCTTACATCATCAGTATCAATATCATTAGCATCAATATGATGGTATTGATTAGCTACTCTAAGTCTATCTGCAATGCCGTCGGTTAAGATCATTACATTCATGTTCTGAATTCCAGTCTTAGCTTTTAGCTCGTTGATTAATGGTTCACATGCAATAAGACTTTGAATAAGAGGAGTACCACCCATGCTATCTAATGGACATGTTGATGATTGGGTGGAGTATCCTCCGCGTTCACGTGATCTCACCCATTTAACCGCAAATAGATGTTTAATACTCTCTTTGAATTGAACTCTACTTAATGATGATGAAAGTATTTGAACTAACTTCAATCCTTGAATATTTTCAATATCATTATCACCTATATGGTCATCAGTAATGCTATCATTATAACCTGTTGTGAATGAATAAGCTTCAAAGGGAATATTAACCTTTTTACAAAACAAAGCAATAGTAATTGTCTGTGAAATAACATCACTTAAAATGCCATTCATAGAACCTGAAAAATCAAGTAACATAAAAATGCCATGTGATTTAGCTTGTGCTAATCTATCAACAGTAAGAAAGATATCTTCTGAGTATTGATATTGGTGAAGCTTATTCATATTCAATGAACCTTTCTTAGCTTCAGTACTTCTTGAGTATTCCCAAGCAGCCTTCTTGCGTTCAAACTCTTTAGCCATCAAATTAACAGTCTTGTTAATTCCACCCTTTAGAAATTTTTCAAATTCTGGTTCAAGCTCATTACATGTATATGCTGAAACACCATAATTAGGAGCATATTCATTACGGGCTTTTCTTAACTGTGGGTAAGAAACAACTAATCTTTTAATATTGTCATAAGAGATGCCAGAAGAATATAAAGGTTGTTTACCATCTTCGTTCGTATCAAGCAATTCGCTTTCATTGTCTCTTTGGGCTTGATCTGTTACACTTTTTTCCTTGTTGCCACTTTTTTCCTTGTTGCCACTTTGACTTGTGCTGTCCTCATCGTCTTCTTCAGTTTGATCTGTTACACTTTTTTCCTTGTTGCCACTTTGACTTGTGCTGTCCTCATCGTCTTCTTCAGTTTGATCTTCGCTATCACTACCCGCAGTAGAGTTACTTTGTTCATTTGTATCTTGTGCAACTACTGTAGTTGGTTGTTCTTCATCTTCAGCATAATCTTCTCTATTAGCTAACCAATCATTAATCTCTTGACAAGCATTTAAAACGTCTTCCCAAGTATCAACTGACATAGCTAAATCAACAAACATCTGTTCAGTTTCATTAAATTTAACTGTGTGATATCCTCTACCCTTTGAATGAATATTTAATTTATCCATAAAGTTATATGATGTAAGATCTTTACCAACAGTGCCAAATAAGTTATCATCAAACAAAACTTTATAACCTTGCCTGAATGCTCTAGTGATACCAGGATAAGTCTCTTGTATTTTCTTTTCAATTCTAATATCTTCAATGATATTAATCATATCTCTTGGTACACCCGGAATCTCTTTTTCAGAGTCATGCCACCCGTCTGCAGGTGTATATAAGGCGTGTCCTACTTCATGTCCTACAAGTAAGTCATGAACTGCTTTACCTTTGTCTGCCCAAAGTGGAAGATTTAATACACGATTAATTACATCGAACGATGCTGTCTGATAGTTACCATGTTGAACTGTGAGATTTTCTTTAGCGAGTAACTTAGCTAAATAATCCTGTGATTGTAAATTCATAACTACTTCCTTTTTTATTGTTTATAGTTCTATTATACCATAGCTGGAGAAAATATGTTGACTAAATGCGAAATAAAAAGGGATATAGATGTATATCTCCAAAGAGATATAGATGTATATCTCCAAAGAGATATGGAATTACACTAGTGCAGAGAAGTTATTAAGCTTTTTAAACTCAATCTTTGACTTAAGCTTAGACTCTAATAAGTCTGGCTTGTGAGAGATAACAAACGTATTAGTATTCTCATCTAAAGAATATAGAATTTTCATGAGATTGTCGACACCATCTGTATCTAGGCTTGAGTCAAATGTTTCATCAAGTATTAATAAATTGGTGTTAGTTGAATTCTTCATTTGAGCTATCTTACGCCATGCAAATAATAATGCTAAATCTATACGTTGCTTCTCACCTTCAGAGAAGTTAGCATATACAAATGAATCTCTATGGCGACTCTTAATGGTTTCAGAGAAATTCTCATCTAAGTTAAATGATACAAAGAAGTCTAGTGTTTGCAAATATTGATTGATTAACATATTCATTGCAGGTAAGTACTCTTTAATAACCTTAGTACGAATACCAGTATCTTTAAGCATCTCACTGGCTATATCATTATATAACATCTTATCTGATAACTCATCGAAGGTATCTCGTAACTCATCAGCACTCTTCTTTAATCTATTTAACTCAGCAAGATCATCAACAACATCAGTGATCTCATAACTCTTATTGTTATGTTCTGTTATCATGTTATTAATCATTTGCATATTAATCTGGATAGTCTTGATCTCTGACCCTACACTAGTGATCTCCTGGATGCACCTGTGTAACTCACTAATGTTACTATCCACATCGCCAATATTATGTGAACACAGGACACGACTGTCTTCTAGAGCCTTTGCAGCATCCTTTACGCCTTCCATTTGTTGCATTTTAAGATCTTTTGTGATCTTCTGTTTGCACGTTGGACACTCATTATTTGCCTCAAAGAACCTGCTCTTCGTAACTAAGGCCTTTATGCCACTTTTGATCTCGCCCATGTTCAGGGTTAAACTAGTCTTTTCAGAATTGCTTGTATTTAAGTCACTTTGTATCTTTGCTAGATCACCAAAGGCTAACATCTCTTCTGTCTTCGCCCGCAAGTCATTCGCACAATCCTTTAAGTCTTTCTCAAGATCTAATAGATCATCAGCCTTAGATACCATAGCTGCTTTATTCAAACTATCTAATTTATTAACATGATTCTGCTGATATATTATCTTACTCTTTTCAGCATCTAATAGCAGCTTAGTGTCTTTAAAATGACTTTTCGTATCTGTTGCACGATCCTTTAAGATGCTCTTCATCTTAGAAAAAATATTAACGTCAAGTAAGTCCTCGATGACTTCACGCCTATGGTGTTGTGGTAATTGCATGAATGGCACAAATGAACTTGACCCAAGAACAACAATCTGATGGAATGACTTATGATTAAGCTTTAAGATATTTTGTTCTAAGAACTTCTGATAATCTCTAGTGTTAGCACTCTGGTCTATGATCTTATCGTTTTGATATATCTCAAAGATGTTTGGTTTAATACCTCTTGCGATTTTAAACTTGTGACCAGATGTTTCAAACTCTACCTCAACCAAAGCACCTTTACCGTTAACCGAGTTAATCAATTGGTTCTTCTTAACATTCCTATGGGGTTTACCAAACAAAGCAAATGATAATGCATCTAACATAGTAGATTTACCAGCACCGTTATGTCCTACGATTAACGTAGATTTATGTCTATTCAAATCAATTGATATCTCATTAGCACCTGTTGATAAAAAATTCTTCCATGTAATATTCTTAAATGCTATCATTGGATCTCCATATCTACAGCTTCGGAATATAGGCTATTCATGAGTGATTTTAGTTTACCTTTATCTAAATCTGTATTAACTGATTGGATATAGTCTTCCATTAATTCTTGTGTGTTCTCTACATCTTCAAGAGATGTTTCAACATTATCACCAAGGAACTCTTTAAAATTTTCAATGATCTTTAACTCATGAGTATTAATTGTAGCTAGCTCATCAATGAATTTGTCAAACTCATACGGGTTACACTTGTTCTCAACAATAACTTTAACAAACTTGTCCTTTAACGATGATACATCATATCCACCGTTGGTATAGAACATATCTGTATCATCATAATAAACCTTCTCAAACATTGTGATAGGGTTAAGAACTGCTGTCATCTCATGTGTTTCAGTATCATATACATGAAAGTATTTAGGATCATGTGCATCATTCCAAGTAAACTCCATTTGAGCACCAAGGTATTTAATATTACCGTGTTCAGATTGTGTATGATAATGACCTGAATAGACACTGTCGTAATGTTTAAATAATGTCCCATCCATGCCATGTGGTGCAGCAAATCCTTTAAGAACATCGAATCCTTTAAGTTCTAGATGACCCATGAGTATACCACTATTCTTTTTAATATAATCAACAAACTCAACATAGTTCTCTTGGTTGATCCACGGTATAAGATGTACGCCATGTAATTCAGTGGGATTTTGTATAATACTTACATTAGCAGTATAGTAACCTAACAACTCTTTTAAAGAGGTGAGATCGTTTGTATTCTTATGGAAGACATCATGATTACCTGGAATGATATCCATATGAATACCATTATCCTTTAAAGGTTCAAGGAATACTTTTCTATTATGATTAAGTGCTTTAAAGTTAATATTCTTACGATGATCATAGTAATCACCTAAATGAAAGATGTTAGTAATATCATGTTCTTTTAAATATGGGAAGAATATATCTCTATAAAATTCCTCTTGGTATTGCATAAAGATTTCTGATGAGTTTCTTACACCACAATGTGTATC